TCCTACATAAGCACTTGCAAGATCTTTTGCAACTTCTCCAACATCGGCTGAACGAGAAGCAGCAAGATCTAAAGCAGTGTTAAAGATTGCTGTGGATTTAGATACAGATCCTGTTGCAGACAGAAGTGCTTGCAAGGCTGGAACTGCTTGATCGCCTGTAACTCCATAGAGCTTACCAATCTGCTCTACATAAGCTGTAACCTGTGGAGCATCAAAGGCAAGACCAAGATTTTTAACTGTGTTAGTTAGATTGACTGCCTCACGCTCTGCATCTGCAAAGTCTTTAATAGTGGACTTAATTGCATAGCCAAGGGCAGCTCCACCAAAGGCTAATCCAAAGGATTGACCTAATGACTTTACAGTTTTGTTAAGTTTATTAGCAGCAGAATCTGCTTGCTTGAAAGCGTTTTTACCGATGAACTCGGCAATAATTTTAATGTCAATGTTTGACTGAGCAGCCATTATTATGCCTTCCTAATTGCGCGAGTGACATAGCCACCAGTCTTTTTCTGGAAATCTGCATCTGCTCTAAGGACTGCTTTGATCATGGCATCCTGAGTCTTGCCTTCATCTTCTGCCCAAGCGCGATAGATCAAGCGACCACGATCCTCGCCTCTGCCTTTCATCTGACCACCCATGGAAGCGATGAAGTCACGCCCTGCATACTTGTTAATAGAGTGAGAATACTTTTTACCTGCTGGACCTTTAGGACCTACCCAAGGCTGACCAAAAGGATTCTTACGACCAGCAGTTTCATAGATAGCACCTGCTGCTGTTGAGTTCACAATGCGAACGCTAGATGAGAATCCTCTGCTGTTCTTTGCGCGAGCTGTTGAGAAGCGAATACCACGCTTAACAAGTGCGCCATTATAGGAAGGGAACTTACCACCTTCTCTGCCCCAGTTACTTAAAGGAGCAGAAGCAGGGGCAAAGCCTCTAGCCTTATTAACCACAGGCTTTGCCAATGCTGTCAATTCCTTCTTTAGAGCTTTGTCAAGATCTGGAGCGTAGCTCTTCATAGCTTTGCGGAGATTATCTACGCCTTTGAACTCTACTGGCATCGGCTATCTCCTTCGCTTCATCTTTGAGCCCTTGCACTAATGCATCGAGCATGATCTTGTCTAACTCCAACAATTGCTGTGGCGCGATTCCCAACCTAATGCTTAGCCTAGCGATTAGATAGGTGAATGGGAGATCGCGCTTTAAGCTAAAGGGTCTGAGTCTAGTACCTCAACACTTTTAAGTGTTTCGATAAACTCAATCCCGAAAGGCTTAACAGTTTCACCTGCTGTTCTACGAGTAATTACCCACGCCAAAAAATATACATCTTGCTGCCGTTCCATTTCACGAAAGGCTTTGTGGAAGCCCATCTTTGCATGCTGTTCGAACTCGAACTCAACCGCAGGTGAGATCTCGCCTTCTAACACACTTCCATCGGTACGGACGATCTTTAGTTTTGCCATGGTTTTGCCCCTTTGTTAGTTGATTATGCAGATGCTACTGCAATAGTGCCGTTTACATTCCATGTTACTGACTGTGTTGATAGATCTCCAACTGCTCCATTTACAGGAGTGATGTTGTTGATTAAGCATGACATTGTGTAAGAAGGATTTGTTGGTCCAACTGCTGCTGTTGTCTGCTTGATTACTACAGTTACAGATGTTCCCCATGTAGAGTTCAACTTCTGTAGTGTCTTGTTTGTGTCTGGGTCATTGAAAAAGTCGATTGTTACGCTTGAACGCTCCAAGCCTTTTACAGCTCGCGCTCCGCTATCGCCCATTGAAGTGACATCCAATTCATCGAATGATCGGTTAATGGTACATGAGCTCACTAGCGATGAGAGATCAACCGAATCCACAGTTACACTCACGCCATTTGATAGATAAACTGCCATTTGGTTATTCCTCTTCTTTCTTAGTTACTGGCTTTGCAGCCACTGGCTTTACCTGACCGATTTTGATCAGGAATGCTTCGTTCTCTTTTTCCCATTGTTCCAATTCGGTCATGGTTAGCTCCAACTTGTTAGGATTGATACGGACATCTCGCAGCTGAGCAGTTCCCCGCTTGCAGCATTAAGAATACTTGGTGCGCTTATTTCGCTTACATTATAGACGAGAGATGATGCTGCTAACTTAGCGAACACGCCAACAACAATATCTTCAATTCCGTTAAGGTTTCCCTCATTGTCAAAGAGTGGCACTGTCATAATGATCTTAAAGTTAGCCAAAGGGCTAATAGAAATCTGGCTGTTGTTGTTAGGTGTTAGGTAAGGATCATCTGGAGACACAATCACAGAGTTAGCAAGGACTGTTGCAGGTGGAAATGCAAAAGTCTGCCACTTAGCGTTATCTACAAGAGCAGTTGCTAATGTGGTGCGTAATGTGGTGATGGCAACTGTCATTAGCCAACCATCGAATTAGGGCTGAGTGCGTGAGCGATCAATCCTCGCACCTTAGCGAGAAGCTGTGCGCTCATTCGGTAAGGGCTTGGCTGGAAATCGACAGCGTTACTGCCTGAAAGGGTGGCTGTACGCGCTTGCCAGATTTCAACAGCGATCATCAAAGCTGCATTTTGTACTGCTGCATCAGTTGTCCAGTCAGTGTAAGTCTCTGCTGTTACTGTGCCAAAAGGTTCAATAGGGTGTTTAGGCTGTGCAGTTGTGTGAGTGGTAGTCACAGAGATTGAGTACTCACCAACGGATTGAATAGTTTTAGATCCATTGTATTTAGTACCTGAATTAGCAATAGTTACAGTCTGTCCAACATAAAAGATGTCTGTGACAGAAATGTCAAAGTAAAGAGTACCTTCGCCCACAATGTTGCTATGTGCTACTGCGAACCACTGAGGCTTCCAAAGCATAGGCAGTAGAACTGCATCTGAAGCATCACAGACTTCCTGAAGGGTTGCATCGGGATACAAAGTACCGACTCCGAGTGTTGAGCGGAGTTCTGTGACTGTTGTAAGACTCATCCCGATTCCTTTCTAAAGACCCTGAGGGGCAGAGGGCTACTGCCCCTCAGAGCGACTTAGTTGCTAGTAATTACGCTACTGCGAAGCGGCGAACGCCCTTACCTGACTTAGCAACATAAAGCGCTAGGTATCCGTAAAGGTTGATCTCGATCTCGCCTGATGTCAAAACATTGACACGAAGCTGAGTTGTTGGAGACTCCCACGCATAGACAGATGATGGTGCAACCAAGAAGGCTGAGTCATCTGAAATGCCTGAAGCTGAGATGTTGTGATCGACGATTAGGTCTGTTCCAAGAACTCCACCGCGAACAGATGTTGCTGTTGCTACACCTGATGCGTTGTATGTTGGTCCTTGAGCTGAGTAAAGTGCGCGACCTGTTGTGTCAGCGTATCCTGCGATAGCTGCCCACTGGTCTGTTGAAGCAACAAGCTTGTTAGCGAAATCGCCACCAGTTCCCTTGTATGCTGCTGCGCCTTCTACTGCGATGAATGACTGCAATCCTGCTGCTGTTGTTGCAACATTTGTCGCTGCTGTTCCAGCAGAGATGAACTTAGCGATAAGAGCTGCATCTGTAGCCTTCTCGTATGCCTTACGAAGTTCTGTCATCATCAATTCCATGAAAGCAGGTGATGAGCGATCTACAAGCTCGAATGAAACGCGCTGTAGTCCTGAGAACTTCTCAACTGTTACTGTGTCGTAAGCAGATGTCATGCCTGTCTCAGATGGTGCTGAACCTTCGTTTGTGTCTGCAACTGTTGGTGCAACATCCGCTGAAGAAGCGTTTGTGTAAAGGCGTGGAACTGTGAAGCTCATGCCTGACTCTGTTAGCGCGTTGCGTGTTACTGCATCGAACGCTGGACGACCTGAGAAGGTGTCAGTGATGAAAGTATTTAGGTGCTGAGGTAGTGTCAAGCCTGTGTTAGTTGATGTTGAGTCATCTGCTGCACGAATTGTGCGGCGAGCTTCGTCATCACCAAGAGCAGCCTTGATGTTAGCCTCTAGGTATTGTGCTGATGTGATTGGTGCAATGCGCTCGCGCACATGTGTTGTTGCTGTGACCACAGGGCGAGCAGCTTCAACCGCTGCTGCTTCTACTGCTGGTGCTGCAACTGTCTCTGGAGTATTTTCCACAGCTGTCTCGCTTTCGGTTTCTGTTTCGGTTTCGGTCTCCACGATTGTCGTGTTGATCGTTGTTGTTTTAGTGCTTGTGCTTGTTGCAGCCTCGATGTCTGACTCAGCTGCTACATCGATAACCTGAGCAGACTTGAATGCTGGCTCTGTTACCAATGAAACCTCGAACAACTTTGCAGCGGATACATGCATCACGCCACCCTTGTTCTTTGCAGTAATAACTTCTACACCTACTGAAAGACCTGACTGCAGTCCTTCTTCAGCGAGGATGAGTGCTTCAGTACCACGATTAGATCGTGAGATCTTGAAGCTGCCAAAAATGTTTCCTTGAGCATCCTCAGAGAAGCTTGTTGCCTTTCCTAGAGGTTGTCGCATGTCATGCTGATTAAGAAGCTTGATGGTCTTAGGATCTTCTGGAAGTGCGATTGCGCCCTTCTCAAAGACAACTCGACCTGCTGAAGTGTTGCCCACTTCGCCTGTACCTGCTGGCACGATCTTGCCTGAGATGGTGCGTTCTTCTACATTGGCTGTTAGTTCAGCCGAGAAGGTAAGAATCTGCTTGTCCATTAAGCAATCCCCTCATTTCCGTTAGGTGTTAGGTTTTCCATTTCCATGGCTTGCTCAAGCGTGATTAAGCCTAGAGATAACATCTTCTCGATTACTAGCAAGCGATCCATTGGCTCTGTCTTTAGGAATGATGAATCAACATCAAAGCGCACAGCGTTACCGCGAGCAGTGATGTCATCCATCGAAAGACGATCCTGAATGGCATTGACATAAGGTGCAACAGATAATGCATAGAATTGCTTACGCTCATCTAGTACATTTGCATAAGTCATAGAGTTGTTTGCTTCAGCTGAAACCATGTAAGCAGGGATGTTGCATAGACGAGCAATCTCAGTTGCTAGGAACTGTTGCGCTTCGTCATACATCATGTCTTTAGGTGAGAATGATGTTGGTTGATACTCAAGAGTAGAAGTTAAGTATGCGGTTGCGCGATTTTGACGAGCGTTCTTCCATGCTGCTAATAGTCCAGCGATCTCTTTAGGATCTAGGTCTGCGCCATTGTTACGGAGTACGCCTGAAGGCATTGGAGTGCTTGCAGCTAATACTGCTGCTTTACGAAGATCGATTGCTGCGCGAATTGTTTCTGCGCCACGATCTAGGATGCCCTCATCGAATGCTTGAAATGTGATAAGTGATCCGACACCCCATTGAGGGCGAGCAACTGCATCGACATAATACTGTGTGACTTTTGTGCCATAGAGATCGGTCTCGAAAGTTACCTTAACATTTGGAACCCACTCGAAGCGAGATGGACGACCATCTTCTGCATAGACTTCTGTGACTTCCCAGTAAGCAACTCCGTACATCATCAATGAATCAACAGTCCATGCCATAGTTACAGAGCGAGGCTGGTTGATTGATGGTTGTTCAACCCAGATAGGGTTCCCTAGTTCTTCGCCTGTGGACTTGCGATACAAGTTGAGTGGCAAGTCTGCAACGACTCCAGCGACAAGATTGCGGCATCGAGCTACAGATGGAACAGACATCGCCTCGTTACGATTAACGCGAGGCAGGATGTAATTGTAAAGCGAGTTGAGATTCTCGCCCATAATTTGAGGGGCGTATTGCGCTAAAAGCGATGAACGCTTATCTTCAGAGATTGCTTCAGTTTTGCGAAATAGACCCATAGTCATAAAGTGTAGCATTTGTCAAGTAATTAGACAACATGCTAGGGCGTGTCTAACCGTAAATCTGTGGCTTAGGCTGAGGGATCATTAGCTTACTTACTGCCATTGCAATGCCAATGGGAGCAGAGATGTCACCCGCTGACTTTCGCTTAATAATGCGCCAAGCAGAGTCATTGACTTTAGCTGCACAGTTATTCATCTGCTGGATAAAC